CCATCCTCATCAAAGCTATTATCCTGCGCTTGAGCTGGTTTAGGTGCTTGAACCTCTTTAGGGTTAAAGGCAAACGACATAAACTTCTTTCCACCTTTACTGGTCTTGATCCAAGCAGACATCCACATTTCCACACCATTCACCTCACAACTACCATTGTAGTCTGGGTGACGGTCTGTTTCTTTTTTGTCATTCTTGAATAATGCGCCTGTGTTGTTGTTGTCGTAGTTGCTCATAATTACATCTCCTTAGTTAGTCGTACAAATTCTTGCTGCTTACCTGTCAACTGTCGCCAGATGACCTGCTTTTCTACTTCATCCAGCTCACTTAACGCTTCTACTAGTTCAGAGGTTTCGCCAGATGCTTGGCTTGACACTACTAGCGCAACAACGGCCTGTGCCAAAGATTTACTGACACGCTTTACTGGTGCCTCTACTGCTACTGGTTGGCCTCTAAACATAGCCGCCTCAGCGTCATCATCTACAGCAGGTATTCCAGCCATTGCTTGTAAAGCGTAACGTCTAGCATAAGTAATAGCGGAACCTGCACCTTGAGCAGTAAATTTATCCATAGGCAATAAATACTCACCCTGTAACCATTGACCTGAATTGTGCATAATCATTGTTACTACGCCAACGCCTTTACCACCTTCTGACGTTATAGGTAACTGAACAAACGACAAGCCATGATTGGCAAATGGCTGTTTGATAACCTTTATGACGCTAGTTAAGTCTGCGTATGATGATTTAAAGAAAGGGTTATTGCTATCTTTTACAGCACCACCCATCTCTGCCTGCGCAAGACATAATGCCATCGCAAGGTCTGTGATTGATTCTGACTGCTTCATTATTATTGCTCCTAGTTATTTATACCGCAGAAGAATTATTACACAGATGTGTTATTATTGTCAACATAAAGGTGTTGCTATTTATATTTAATTGTAATAAAGTAGTTGCATCTTAGAAAACGGAGCAACGCAATATGAACTCAAATGACCCAGCCAATGATGTATACGAATACGAAACAGAAATCCTAAACACTCGTGGAGACTTGTTTTGGGAGCTGGAAACCACTGGTAATGTGAAAATTGACGGTGTTGTATACGAATTGCATGAATTTATTGAGATGATAGATGACGAAGAAAAAGACAAGATTGTAGAAGAAGCATTTCTCAGGTCAGCAACACCATTAAAAGATCAGCCACATCACGCTAATTTTTATACTCGTGAGCTAATTTGGGAAATATTTTGTAATGAAATATCTGATGAAGTTATTTTTGACCATTATGTAGATGAAAAATCTGAGTATTAATACTGGAGCGTAATATGAATATTGATAAATTAATTAGTCGTATAGATTTATTTTCTGACAGCCAAGAGGTTGTTGATGGTTTACTGGATGAGGCAGATGTCTTTGAATCAGAAACGGGTGAATACGCATATTATGCTAGAGAATCCGCTATCCATATTGAAGGGTTGTGGGAGCTTGTAAAAGATCTTGAAAGAAAGCTAAAGAATAAGTAAAAAAAACCCCACTTGCATTTAAACAGGTGGGGCTTTAGAATAGATTGTGTTGGTGAAGAGATTACAGTCTCATTCGAGCCAGCGAGAGCCAAAGAAGAACCAGCGCCAACACAGGTGTTAGTTTATCATTAGCGTTATATTAACGCAATATTCTTTCCTCGCAGCATCGAATCCAGCAATAATATGTGGGTTTCTTTAGTGTTGCCACAATAAAAAACAACTCTCATGCCTACTACAAGGCTTTAAACGTAGGATAGCAATCACCGCCAGGACTGATGGGACTGATCAACGCAGCGCAATGCCGAGATACAAACATAGTTAGCGGATACACAATAGGGAGCCGACCAGCTCAACACGGATCGTTGAATGGTTTATGCAAATGTGGTGATTGGATTAAGCAAATAGCATACTGTTGGTTATGGTTACTTGTATAGGTATCCCAAACCATCTTATTGACTACTATGCCTAAAATATTTGGAGCGAAGATGAAAATTATACTAAATGAGTGTGAGCAGAAGATTGCCAAGCACCTAGCAGTAAGCCGTAACAAGAACGCAAGAAGCAAAGGTAAGCCCAACACTAAGATGGGGAACCAATCAGACGCAGAGACCGATTTAGAAGGCATAGCAGGTGAGTTAGTTGTGTGTAAGGCTTTGAACCTGTACCCAGACACAGAAATAGATTTGGTTGATCTGCCTAAGTTTGATTTACTAACTGCCAAGGGTAATAAGGTTGACGTAAAGACAACTAAATACCAAACTGGCAGGATGCTTGCCACTCTCAAAAAGAAGGTCGAAGACTGTGATATTTATGTCCTGGTTGTAGGATCTTTCCCATCTTATAGGATCGCAGGCTGGTGCAAAGCTGAAGAGCTATTAAAAAAAGAAAACATCATTAATCTTGGACACGGCGAAGGATACGCTTTAAGCCAGGATCAGTTGAGGCCATTAAAATGAACCTACGACCACACCAAGAATTAGCCATTAGCATGATCCGTGATTCAATTCGCAAGGGCAACAGGAAGCCTATTTTAGCTGCACCTTGTAGCTTCGGTAAGACCATTACGGCAGCATCAATATTAAAAAGTGTGCAGGACAAGGGTAAACGCGGCATATTTATTTGTGATCGGGTTAAGTTAGTAAGTCAGACTTTAGACGCATTTACTGAGCATGGCATTGATTTTGGTGTTATCCAGGGACAGCATGAGCTACAGCGGAAAGCTCCGATCCAGATTGCCAGTATACAAACCCTTGCCCGCCGAAGAGTAAAACCTGTATTTGATTTGGCTATAGTAGATGAGTGCCACATTCACTACAAAGCGCTGACAGAGCTGATGGCTATGTATAATAACGTCATATTTATAGGCTTGTCGGCAACACCATTGTCGAAAGGCTTGGGTGTTCATTATGATGATCTACTTGTGCCTATCACTCCAAGGGAGCTGTTATCCCAAGGTTATCTATGCCCCATTGATTACTATGGCGGGCGCAATGTAAGTCTAAAAGGCATTAAAACTAAGCAGCTACCAACTGGGGGTAGTGATTACGACCCCAAAAGCCTATCAGAAGCCACAGAGCAGGATGAAGGTTTAGTTGGTGACATTGTAGAAAATTGGAAAACATACGGTAATAACGGTTTAACCATAGCTTTTACGCCAAGCATCAAGCACTCAAAATCTTTGGTTGATACGTTCAATGCTGCGGGTATCTCATCGCAGCATATTGATGGTTATATGGATCAAGAATTACGAGATGTCATATTTGCAGCTCATGCCCGTAGAGAATTTTTAGTGCTTTCATGTAGCCGTTTGTTAAATACGGGGTTTGACTCGCCAGGGGTCTCAGTTTTAATCGATGCTTTTCCAACTAAGTCAAAAATTGTTTTTTGTCAAAGGGCGGGAAGAATTGCCAGGACTAGCCCAGGTAAAAAAGTTGCAATTTATCTTGATCATGCAGGCAATGTGGCTAGGCATGGATTTTCAGAAGATATTATTCCTGAATCTTTGGATGACGGAGAAAAGCGGTATGACGAGAATAAGCTAGTTAAGAAAAAAGAGAAAACCAGTACGGCGAAAGACTGCCCAGTATGTACCCAGTTAATGGTGGGTTTATCATGCAAGTGCGGCTTTGAAATCCCGATAAGGGAGCAGCTAGAAACAACATCAGAAATATTAAAGAAACTTACCCCCGAACAAAGAAACAAGACTGTATCAAAAGAAGACAAAACTGTTTTCTATTCGGAGTTATTGTTATATGCTAGGAGTAAGGGTTACAAGAACGGAGGCGGTTGGGCTTCGCATACTTACAAAAATAGGTTTGGTGTGTGGCCTAATGCTGTTAAACCCCAGATGATACCGATGGGTATTATAAGTGAACCAACATTAAAATATATCAAAAGTACCCAGATAAGGTACAGTAAGCGGAGCAAGGTAGCATGAGCATTGAATACGTTTCTGAAGGGTTAGGTCTCAAGAAAATGGGTGGAGAGTACAAGGGACCATGCCCATGTTGTGGCGGTAATGACAGGTTCCATATCAAGACTGGGCGTAGTGGGAATATGATGGTGTATTGCCGCTACCTATGCTCGTACAGTTCGATCATGCGTAACCTAGAAGACCGAGGTTTAATTGAGAAAGAAGATTTTGAGCGTAAAGGCCCAACAGCTTCACAAAAAGCTTTGATTGCACAGGATAGGTTGGTGATGGCTTTGTATGAGGCTGATAGGAAGGTAGTACCAGAACCATCACTCGCTGACTTTAGGCGCTACCGATTGGCCCAAGAAAGATATAACGCAATGGCCCCATTAAATAATTAACAAAAGTGTTGTACATGTAAACAGAAGTGTTATACAATAGTTGCAAGTTAAGAAAACAACAACGCAACGGAGTAACACATGACCAAGTTAACAAAAGCACAAGAAAAAGCATTCATCCTAGCCGCTATTGCAGCACAAGAAGCTCAAGGCACTCCACATTACTGGGAAGCTAAAAAAGCATTTGAATCACTTAGAATTAAAAATAAATAAATAACGGGGCTTCGGCCCCAATGGAGCATCACATGAATCCTTCCACATTAAAGCACGTAGAAATAGATGGCGTTTCATGGACTGATTACCCAGACTTTGTAGACGCTTACATTGTGTACGCTGAAGACGCTAACGGTAAAGCCTTAACTGACGATCAGTTAACCAAAGTAGCAGAAGATCATCCAGACTTTGTACAGGAGATGGCACATGAACAAATACCCTTTTAGAGACCGTATAAACCCCAGTAGGCTGGTTGAAAAGATTGATAAGCGTGATAACACCACAAGGACGCTTAGTTGCTTAGGCGTGATAATTGGGGTAGTGTGCTGGTTATGGTTCATTGATGGAATATTGGGATGAGTAACGAGCATTACCGATCAACTTACTATTCAAAAGAAGAAGCTGAAGAAGTTGTGAAGAAGAATCAAGACAGGATGGACGCTAGAGGCAGACAGATAACTGCCGCTAGACGTGGAGCGGATGCAATCAAAGAAGCCAACCAGATGGGTATGACTGTTGCGGAATATCTAGAAC